CGTTCATGGGACAATTCTAGAGCCATCCATGCGGCTGACTCAGAATCGGGCGCTAATAGATGCATAGTGCCTGAACTTAGCGTTACTTCATACAGTTTCGGCGGATGATTGTGAATCATTCTTTGTACGTTTGCGAGAGGGTTTAGGTTCAGGTGTGTCTGCGTCCTTGTTCAGAGTAGCCATGTATGCATCATGGAACTCTGCTTGCAGTTGTTTATACTGCTCAACCGTAGGTGTGTTGGGTGAGCTATAGTAATGTAGCCAGCATTCGACTGCGTTAAGTAGCAGCCATTCACGAGATCTAGTCATTCAATACCTCAACGTAATCGAGAAAGTAACGCACCCAAGTATCATGTCCTTGGTGCGTCTTGTTAATGGTAGCTTGCCAGGGTAGGTCAAGCATATGCATGGCATCACTCATCCCCATGTGCCACATCGACAACGTGTCGCTGTCGCATGAGTCGGCGTTCAAAGCGGGCGTTAGCATTGTTAGCTCGGGAGTAAACAGCAAGGGTAGAGAGTAGACCAACGCAGCCGATAACTGCGAGGATGATGTTAGTTTCAGGCATTAGTTCAGTTAGTAATTTTCCAGTTAAACATCACATCGTCACCCATTTTATTAAGGGTGGCTAAACTCCACATACTCTCTACAAAGTCACCCTCTACAGTGTAAAGAGTGTTAACCCAATAATCATACAAATCAGGATTTAGTTCAGCAAGCCACATGAATGCGTAAGCAATGCCGTTGTTGATCTGTGTTTGTGTCATTAGTTAAACTCCTTAAAAATGTTAGTCATTGGGTACACACTATGTACACGCTCACGTCCTTGTGCTTGGGCAGATCCCTTCGACCATGCCTCCATGTGTGAACGTGCAGTGATGTACTCAGTGGCGCATATGTCACGCCCATTGGTGTAGTTGATTTGATACTCCATGTTAGTTTTAAGTGAACACGTAGCATGAGAGCTACAGAAAAGCAACGCAAGATGCGATGCCTAAGTGTAACTATCAGACGTTACGATTGAAGAAGTAAGTGTTACCTTTGAACTCCAGATCGTAGTAGTCATAACGCATTGACTGATACCAAACGAGTTGGTAATCAATAGCATTCTGCAGGAAGCTAGGCATTGATGCAATCTCGTGAGAGTAGCAATCATCAATGAGTTCTTCGGTGAACTCACTGGTGACGCTATCACCGACACCCATCCACTCACCTGAGAATGCTTCACAGAACTGCTCAGCAGTGGTGATGTTCAGGTCAGCGTCAAGCATGGAGATGAATGCATCATACTCATCCTCGTCAATGATGTACGAGGTGGACTCGTGGATCTCGTCGATGAGAGCCTGTGTGTCTGCGTCCTTGCTGTCGTACCACAGCTCGTAGCGAGCTTGGGCAGATGCGGAGACAGTTGCAGTCATGTGTGTATGTAAGCAAGTGAACATGTGTAGCATGTCAGCTACAGAGAGGGCACGGATGCCCTCAGTGTAACCTACATCAGTCGAGTGTAACGAGACACTCAGACGAGGGTCAGGCAGGCAGTCCGCTCAGGGCGGATGCAGTTCTGGTTAACCCAGAACCCAAGGCTCATGTTAGGGTTGAGCATCAGGTTAGCGATAGCACGACGGCTAACGCCAGTGTATTCGTAGCTGTAACCGTTGGCAAACTCAACGAGGACAACGCCGAGGACAGGCGAGACCTGAAGGCAAGCAACAGCGTCAGAGGTACGAGGTTGGATGTTGAAGAACATGTGAAGCAAAGTAAAGTGAACAGTGAGCTGCGTCCTTGATGGAGCAGCAAGACCGTACAGCCCGACTCAAACGGGCAGCCTGTCGGTGCAGGGTGCAGGTGGTGTGCCTTGAGCATACTTGTAAGGCGCAGGAGGCGCTGCGCTGTGCCATGAGCAAACAAAGCGTGTGGCTCCGCTGTCTGTGTCTACCACACCTCCCGGTCAAGAACCCATGCCGGTCGTCGCTGTCTACCAGTTGCTCTGGAAGCGGTGTGCTTATGCAGTTGTCAAGGTTCGGTGGGAGTGACTGATGGTTGAAGATCGAGACTCTCCTCCCCCTTAACAGGGAGAGTCGAGATCAAGACCTTCAATCAGTCATCTCAGTCATGATAGACCGTCACGAGGCGGTTTGGGGCAGCAATCCCCATAAGATCTGCTTATCACTGTGATTGGCTGGGTCAGATCCGTTGGTATGACTGGCTTATAACCGTTGCTTATCGTTGACATAAATTACACTGATCGAACGCCGACAGATAGGCAGAAATGCAGCTGCCGCAGCCGGTTTGGCACGGTGTTGAGCCGGTTTGGAGCCGGTAGGACGCGGCTGAGCGCCGGTTACGCGCAGCTATGCACGGGTTACAACGGGCGAGCACTGGCGGGGACCGGTGCATCCCTGCGCGTGACACGGGTACCCCTATGGGGGAAGCGTCCGTGCCACCACGTAGTATATGGGTTTACAAATTTCTGTCAAAAATTCTAGGTTTAGGACAGTTATCCCAGTGATAGCCAGTATGAGCCAGTTCAATACCGACGAACACCGCTAACACCAGTAAAAAGACCCGTATCATGCCCAGACCGCTGCATAACAAGCAGGAAAACACATTGCAATGAGCTGTTTAGCTTGATCTGCAATGAGTTTGTGCTCCTTTTGCGTTCCATTGGCGCATCTTAGGTCACAATAATGGATCCAAGACCGCAAGGTACCGTTCATGTACATTCGAGTAGGGGTGCTGAGGGGTAGAACATCTCTTGCACACTCCTTTGCTACTCCTGCTTCCAACAGCTTACGGTAGATCTGTTCCGAATGCTTGTAAAGCTGCTTTATTTCTTGTTTTAAAAAGAGGTCTTCTTCTTCTACCTCAATGCTGTTCTGGCGGTTAACCGGGTCTTGCAGACGTAGTTCCGGTACAACGCCGGTACCAAGCAATGATGCGTCGGCATAACGCTGGCTAAACTCTTGAAAGGAGAAGGATCTGTGACGGAGTATTTGTGCTGCTACTGACCGAGTAGTCTCGATTTCTACACACATGTTCACCATCTCAAACGGTGACCAGTGTTTATGTTCAATCAAATAGCTAATAAGACGAGCACTTGTCTTAGTGTTGTTCTGATTAGCTGGGTTAGATACCCGTGCCATATAGGCTACAAGTTCATCACCTTTGTTGGTGTGATGGACTAGCTGTACGGTGTGGTGGGAGGTGGACATACAGTAGTAAAAGCGTCTTTGATTCAGTCGGTGGATTAACAGTAAGAAGAGTCAGTAGAATTGGTCGTCTTGTTTCTGTAGTAAAGGGGGAGAGTTTTACGTCTCCCCACTACAGGAAGTCCACCCTTCTTCCTGTATAAGTCAGGGACCTCTTAAATCCAAGTCGGTGACTGGCTTTTAGAATTACCCCTTGCTTGTCTTCTTTGGTCTAATGTAAACCCTAAAACAAGGTGATCTGTTGCTTGTTGTGGGTCTTCTATAAAGGCTTCTAGTAGGTCGTTCCAGTCGTCACGTTTACGCTGTTTTATTACCTCTTGTGCCGAGATAGACATGGCGTCGGTAAAGTATTTAACGCCTTGTGCAAGTGCGTCAAGCCGGTCATCGTGTCTAACCGCACCTTTCTCCCGACACATTCTACTCATCTGATAGAAGAGCATATAGAGGAGACGTTTTTCTGGAGCGTCGTCTTTATTTGAGTTGTAGTCCCAGTCGATGACATTACGATCAACAACAAGGCGGTGTTGATTAAGGATAGGCTCAAGGGCATCAATAATACGCTCTTCTTTACGGACATTAGCTCGTACCTCTTCTACGTCAATACCTTGGTTTGTCTGTTGTAGGTGTTTCTTGAATAGCTCAGCCACAAGACCGTCACCAAAGTTAGTCTCAACGACAAGCTTGGTAACGTTAAACTTTTTACATCCTTTTAGAATGTCCAGGAGCGTGTTGTCTGAGTAACCGTCTCGGTAAGCTCGCACCTCATGCAGGTACAAGTAACCGTTTCGCTGGGAGATATAAGCTGCTGCTGTCTCATCAGTTCCTCGACCCGACGGGTCAACTGAGCAAATTGTTTCTTGATATGCTCCCCACTCCCCTTGGATCTGCATTGGACCATAGAAATAGTCTCCAGGTAACCCAACAGTCGGAAGTTCTTTGATGACGTTTCTAGGGTCGCTGCACCAGATGATATCATCAGGAGCGGACTTAGGATTAACACTGGTGACGATAAGATCAGCCATCTTGAGTGGGAATTTCTCAGCATCGCTGAGGCTTGTGTCAAGCATGAACTGCAGCATAAAGTTGCTGCGTCCCATTGCTGCTTCACGTTCGAGAAGATCTTCATGGCTAAAACGGTCAGGGTCAGTTACACTCCAGGGTTTAGCACCCATATCTACGTCTTCCTGGAGCTGTGGAGCGATCAGTCCTTCGTAGTTAGCAAACTTACGAGGAACACGAGCTGGCCAAACAAAGGGGCGGTAATTACGTTCTGCAAGTTTACGATAGATGGTAAAAGTGGTCTGAGGGGTACCCAGGTACATGATCCTGGAGTCCTCCTTTGGTGTGAGAATTGACTCAGCCTCCGTACAGAGTTGAAGCAATTTCTCACGCATCATCTCCGTCATAGAGTTGCCAGGCACCTCCACGTCATCAAGGATCATCAGGTCGGCACGGCTACCAGTCAGCTGACCCGTAATGCCGACACTTTTGACGGACGGAGCCTGTGACGGTGAGCAGTTAACATCGAAGCTAATCCGGCTCCAACGGGCGTCATCCGACTTAGGCTGCAGGTGTTTAAGCCAAGGTGTCTCAATGATAAGTTTTTGAAGGAAGATACTCATGTTATCTGCCCGCTCCTTAGAAGCGGAGATAATCATGATCTTCTTTTCGGGGTTATTGAATAAAGTCCAGAGCACAAAAGCGCCAGTAATCCAACTTTTACCGACACCACGAAACGCCTGGATCTGTAGTCGCTTGGGTCCGTGTTGCAGATAGTCGGCAATGGCATATTGTGCTCTGGTAGGTTCAGGCAGGTCTAGCTGCGCCCACAGTGCTTGTAAAAATACTTTAAAATCGCCCTGTAGGGCAGCTAAAACTTCGGACATAGGGTGTTAAAGTCGTTCGTGTGCAGTAGGAATAGTGCGGATAATACCGCCAGGACCGTAACCCTCTTGTGAGGGTGGCATAATATCTGTCATTGGACCACCAATAAGATCAATACCCATTGGTGAACCGGCTCTAAACCGTGCTGTAGGTTTATTTAATTTATTTACTAACTGACGAACCTGATCTACAGCTTGCATCAAAGGCTCATACTGCCAATTGCCACCAACTTGAGCGCCTTTAGCACTGTTTAAGTCAGATTGCATCAGTTTTAAATTCCACGGAGCATTAGTAGGTCCGCCTTTGGAAACGGGATAAACGTGATCAACGTCTAAATTCCGTTTTGAAGCTTCATCATAAATATTGTCAACCATCATCTGTTCAGCAGACGACAGTTTAACAGTTTGTTTGTTTTCTGCTACACGACGTTTAGCTTCTTTTTGAACACGTTCACTAGAACGTTTAATTTGAAAACCAGAAGAACTACGGGCTCGTTGAAAGGTATATTTTGTACCATTATATTCAAACTGGGCAGAAACCCGTTTAGCATCTGGGTTATCCTCTTTCCGTTGTAAATAATCAAACAGTTGTTGTTGAAAAACAGAATCTGGAACTTCTCCCAGATGCATATATTCTTTTGGCATTATTTAATGTGCGATAAAATCATTTGTTCTCTACCCGGATTGCAGCCAAACGTAGCTCGCATCCAGGATAACCAGTTGCTTGTCCCCTTTTCTTGATTACATTTCCGGCAGGATGGAACCAAGTTTCTTGTAATCGTTTGTCCCCCAACAAAGCGAGGCACAACGTGATCCAAAGTAAGTTCATGTAATTCATAATGTTCTCCACAATAAACGCATTGACAGTTGAAGTGTTCCTTAATGGCTCTACGCCACATCCGTTTGGCTTCAGGACTCGTCATGGTTATGAGGTTGTAAATGTAGTGATCAGGGGTAGGCAACAGCGGGGTCATGCGTACTTCTTACCAGTTCTGGGTCTACGGCGGTTAGACGAAGGTGTTTCCAGTTTACCAGTGTTTTTACCGGTGTGAGAAGCATCTTTACCATCACCATTGCCATAAGTACCAAGTTTATGGTTAAGTTTGTTAGCAGCAGTCCGGATCTTCAGACCTTTATTAGTTTTGTTGTACGCACGTTGCTGTTTCCGGCGTTTAGCCGCAGCTTCTGGGTTAGATTTGTAGTAATCAGACGTGCTTTGAGCCATACAATCTCCGCTGTACCATTTCAGGGTCAATCTTGGGCATAACTGTCGCCAGTTTATCTAGCGGGTTGCCCTCATATGCAACACCGCTGATGTCATTCTTGGCTAGCCAGTCACAAGCTGCTTTGAGATCTTGTGTCGTGGCTTCACCAGATTTAATACGTGCGAGGAATTCAGATGTGACGAGGTTGTGAAGCTCGTTAAACTGATCCTCAGTTGCTTTTTTCTTCATTTGTCAAAGACACAATTGGTACGATGTCGTGACACAGTACCTCTACACGAGACCCAGGACGGAAAGTAAATCCAGCCTTCATGATCTCGGTACATTTTAAAGCTCTTACAAGCTCATAATCAAGCCGTAGCTTTTCTTCGTGACGTTTAGCAATAGCTTTACACTGCTCAATCATCCCACCATCCAAAGGAACGGAGAAGTTAAGCTGTGCGCCATAGTTATTATTACGAGTGTAGCCAGTTGGCAACGTGTCATTACCCATGTAAAATGGGGAGAATGTCAGTGTTGTCCCGTTACAAGAATTGCCCCCGGTAAACTGCTGTCTACTGGGTGCACCGTTGTTTTGGAACTGAACTGCTTGGTTAGTTACGTTACCTGTAGCAGCAGCAATAGGATTAGCACTGTTGCTAACGGTAGGAGTCTCAGCTAACGCTGGTCCTACTGAGAGAATACAGAAAGAGAGGTAGTAGTAGAGGTAGTGTCTATGTCTCGGGTGATGTCGATTGTTTCGATCACTCCGGCTGCCCGTGTCACAGTCTCCAGTTGAAACTGTTCGCCAGCAGTTGTGACGGACCAAGTAGTCGAAGAATCGGTTATATCCCCACTTGGGGTTACGTTTGTTCCAGACCATGATGAGTATGCACCACCGTACACTTCAGTAGCGATAGTTTCGGTGATGGTTTGGGTAGTTGTGGTGGTAGACTGCATACTACCTTGGGTAAACTGAGGAGTTACGGTTTGAGCCGCTGCCCCCAGTGGAAACAAAAGCAGTAAGATTAGGAATTTCATAGTTGGTTCTTATCCTTTTGTTCTTTAGGACGACTGATACCGTAGGAAGCTAAAGTACCAGATAGAAGTGACGCTACAAACGTGGGATCCATCTTCTGTAGCATTCCCATGTATGATGCAGTCAATACTCCTGCGCTCCATACAAGCACAAGAGCTTTTACAATTTCACTGAAGAAATCATGAATGAAGTTCTTCGTTGTCTGCATGTTTCTGTTTACGGGTGAGTAGTTTCTTGATAAGAGGTTTCAAGACGCTCACTGTCCGTTTAAATACTGCAGTAGCTGTAAGGGTGGCTGCAACGGAGACAGTAGCTGTCGTTGTAGCCGTAGCCAAGATCTCGTTACTCGGTAACGGTACAGTAAGATCTGTACCAGGAATATCGACGTAACGGACCTGTGACGGGACTGGGGGTGGTTTAGGAACAGGAGGAGTGGGTGGTTTAGGTTTCTCCTCCGTTTGTTTTTCCTCGTCACTGTTAATACCGCGTACACCTGGCGGTGGACGAAGGTCGTTAGGAGGCACTACAAGCGGTTTGTAGGTGGGTAAAGTAGCTCGTGGTACCTCCAGTACCGGACGGGGTAGTAAAGGCGGCTCAGGGAGCCTTAGAACCGGCAGTACCGGCGGTGCTCCCAAGTCCATCAGCCGCCAAAGAGACCACGCTCGATGAAATCAACGGCTTGGTCATCAACAGTGTTATCAGATTGCTCAGCAAGTTTACGGAGCATATCGACGATAAGGCGCTTTACTTTGTCGCTATTAAGGAACGACATAAGAACGGGACGAATAAGTGCAATCATTGTTCTTAGGGGGTAAGTGGATTAGTAGGCCAAGGAGTTAGATGAGGCTCAGGGTTTGGTTTAGACGTTTGACTAACCTCGTCATAAACCTCAGCAGAATTAGTGACAAGAGCAACAAACTCTTCAAACGTAGAGGTTTGTTTGATTTGATCTTCCCGAAGACCGCTAGTAATGCGTACCATATCGCGGTACTGTTTAACGTCAGCAGGAACGTCAATACCAGTATCAGCCTTACGGATAATGAACCAGTCAGTAGGAGCAAACAGGCTTGCTGCAATCTCCTTTTGTTGACGGATCCATTGAGTCTTGAGTCCAGTGTTAATTATTTGAACCCCATCCTTATTAAGAACAGGGTCACCATTTTCATCAACAGCGGGTTCATCCTCAAGACGTTTCGGAAGATCGTGGTCCCAGTAGAAACGAGTGTCTACCGGCGGAGGATCAGGAACCCAAGTAATGCCAATAGCATCCTTTTGTTCTTGAGTAAGAACACGGGTCCAATTAGTAGGGTAAATCACGCCGTCCGCAACGAACGACTTGCCAGGTCTGAGTACCTGACCATTAAGTTGAAATGACATAATTGTTCGTTGTTGTTATCGTGCGGTAGCGGGCGAAACACCGGAGCCGCCTGTTGGATGTTCAGCGAAGGCGGCGAAGATATAAGTGCCACCGTTAGTATTAACAAAAGATGTTGCGCCTCTGATCTTGAATCCATTTGAAAGAAAGTCAAACGGCTGATCAGTTGATTCAGCAAGTGAATCATTGGGATACAAGGCTAATGTGGCAGCGTTGTAAGTATTTCTAGCTGCGTCATAAATACCCCAATAGCCTGCTCCAGTGGCCTTGAACATAATCCACCGTGGTCTAAACCCGCAGTACACAAACGGACCATCAGCGTTACCGTTGCCGGTGTAGCTGCCGAAGGACGAATACCCAGGGACTGAGTGCCATAAGTAAGCCACATAGTTGTAAGCCTGGTTCATGGACGTATTGCCCAGCGTGAACACAGAATTTGTAGGAGCTGTGTTGTTCCAGGTTGTGTCTGCGTAAAATCCTGAGGAGGTGTTCAGTTCGCCCACCTTCGTTGGCCCCTGATCGGCGTGATAGACGCGGTGTGCTGCTGAGCCTCTATTGCGGTTGCACACAATCATAAACTCGGGCGCTTCGCTCAGATTGTGCGAAACGTTCTGAACACCAGAGTTTCCCGAATAGGTAACAATGTCAAAACCGTTGCTTCGGTCAGCTGCAAGATTCCAACACCAAGCAACAGAGTTCCCAGAGGGTGCTGAATAAGCTGCTTCAGTCGTCTCCGAAGGCGTTGTAAGTCTAAGGTTTCCACCCCGCACCGAGTCAACCAACTGGTGCTGGTTGCTGTTGGCGCGGTCCTTGACCCACCACAGACCGTTGCTAAAGGTTGACTGAGCGGAGGAAAGGATGTTTGCTCCAGTGTCCAAAACCGTATCGGAATACTCCGACCCATCCGCAATGTCCGGCGAACTTAAATTACTGGTGTTTAGTGCTTTGTAGCCGGTCGGTGGGGTGTAGGCAAAGGCGCGTTGTCCAAAGTTGTAAACCCAAACATTTCTATTAGGATCGTTTGCCCAAGTCATTGGAACATAGTCATAGGCAGTATCAATGTCAGTAAAAGCGTTGCCTTGACTTGTGCCGTTTTTGTAGAAAGAAATAGTAGTGTTATCCATGTCAACAGCAACACCTACAATGTCGCCATTTGCCCAGCTTGATCCATAGCTAGAGGCAGTTCCAAGCTTGAATTTATCCCCATTAGCCTTGTAGCCATACATCGCGTCGCGCGCAGAAGTGTCGCTTGTTGGATCCCATGGAACTCGGCCAATGCCCATGGTTACATCTGTTTGTAATGCGTCTTGTTTTACTTCCCAGTACCACTTACCTGAAGATGGCAGCTTAAATGTGCCAGCGCAAAAAGTGTTGTTAGGAACGCTTGTTTGACTAGCAACTAAGTTACCGTCACTCAATACAGCAGGATCAAGATAGGTAGAGTTGTTGACAATAAGTGGATTCAACGTACACCAGTTCTTCGTCGGCGTGTCGCTCATCACGTCCGTACCAGTGCCGGAGGTGGTGAAGTTATTGGCGGTCCAAGTGTTGCTCAAGCCGCTGCTATCAGTGCCATCGCCGCTGGCAAACTTCAGATAGAACGAATTACCGGTGTAGCTGCCTGCGTACTTGATAGGACGCCAGACACCGTTGTCGTCTAGTTCGGCAAATTGATCAGGATCAAGGGCAGAGCCGTCGATGAAGTTGACCTCGGATAGGTAAGCGTCGAGATAGCGAGACTGTCCAATTTGTTTGCCAATGTTGTGTTCGACTGTGTTGTTAATATCTGTGTCTGTGTTTTGTGTGGGATATGATGCCGTCGCAAGATCAGTTACTTGTACGCCATTTATGTACAGTTTTGTCCTGTTAGACGCAGTTGCCTGAGTTGTGTCTATAACCGCAACAATGTGATACCAAGAGGATGGGTCACGGAAAAATTGAGTTGTTTGAATATTGAAGCCAGCATTATAGACAAAGATGCGATGCGCTGTATCGGGATCTTGCGAAAACGAAATTCCAGATGATGCAGAATTATTTGCCCAAAACAATGGCTGGTTGAATGTGCTTGTATTATTTTTGACAGTGTATTTAACCCACCCGCTCCACGTCCACGTCTTGCGATTCCCCGCACTAGCTGGAGTCCTGCTCAGGTACGCCGAATCCGCCGAGTTAAACCGCAAGCTCTGCTCGATCTCATAAGGGGCAGCACCTCCGCCACCCCAAAATTGTGCATGATTCATTAAGCAATACCCTCCGTCCAGTTACCAAGCAGGAACGTAGAAGAATCTACAATGTAGAACGGTGCAACAGCGGGGAACGTAGTTGGAGCAGTATAAGCACCACCTGGGAAGTCCCAACCAGTTGCAAACGTTGGAGCAGCAGTAACACGAATAAGACCGGAGAAACCAGCAGCACCGTTAGTAGGAAGTGGGATAGTGATAGCACCACACGTCCAGAAGTGACCGTTTTCTAGGTTGAAGTTACCGACACCTGCGGTAATTGTTTCTTCACCGTTAAACAAGCCACCAGTGTAGCTGTCGCTTGCATCAGCACGGATAAACTGTGATGCTTCAAGACCATCAACCTGATCAGCATTGATGTTTAGTGCATCAATATCTGCTTTAGTTTGGTCAGCGGTAGCACCAGTTTCAATACCGTCAAGCTTGGTGTGATCAGCGTCCGTAAAGACGTTGGAATCAGTTGCAGAGTCTACAAGGGTACGAATCTCAGCAGCAGTTTGATCGGCAGTAGCACCTACTTCAATACCATTAAGTTTGTTTTGCCAAGCATTGGTGAATGCATTAGTATCTGCATTACTCTCATATGCAGTTTTAATTTCCGAAGCAGTTTGATCAGCGGTAGCATTTGATTCAATACCGTCAAGTTTGGTACCGTCAGTAGCTACATCACGACCATCAACAGTCCCAGAAAGAGTGATGTTTCCAGTAATGTTTATGTTACCTGTACCAGTGATGTCACTACCGTTAACGTCAAGGTCACCACCCAGCTGAGGAGTAGGATCAGTTACAACGTCAAACGCAACGGAACCTGCACTAAACGACACAAAACCAGTACGTTGATCAGCAGTGAAGAAATCACCAACACTAAACTTACCGTTGTGGTCAGTGATAGCAGTCCAAACCTTACCACCATTTGACTCAACAATTTGGTTAGCATCAACAGGCACACCACCGTTCTCAGGCAATGCGTTGTAGTTAGTACCAGAACCAACGTACTCCATCGTATGACCACTAGAAGCGATCTGGGAACGGAGATAGAACGAAACAGCAGCGTCATCATCTAGGTCATCTGTAAGACCATCGTTGATGCTTCGGTTGTTAGTGTTAGGACGGCTAATAGTAACAGTCCAACCATTACCACCTTCGCTATCAGTGTTAGCCGTAGCAGACAACACAGGATAAGTTACAGTACCCGCAGTCGGGTGTGTAACGTCAACAAGCATGTTACCTTGCGGACGGGTAGCAGAACCAAACCAGCTAGCATCAGCAGTAGGTTCATTGATGTTAAAAGAAACAATAGGAGGATCGTTATCTACGTTACGAGTAACTGCACCATCTACGTTAGACGTAAAGATAGCAGTGGTAGAACGACCATCAGCAACAAGTGCTTCATCACCAAAGTCAGTGGTAGAAGCAGCCAGGTTAGCCTGACCACCATTCAGACACTTGATGTGATAACGGTTAAAGAATGCATAGCTAGAGGTAGCTTGGCAGTAACCGTTGTTAGTAACAAGGATACCAGGACCATTCAGTGCAACGTGGGTGTAGCTATCGCAGACCATAGACCGCAGGGGACTATCGTCGTGAGGAGTAGCACCGTTAATCAGCAGACCACCACCAGTAGGAGCAGAGTCAGTATCACCAGCAGCACCACCAGCAGGGTTATGTGCACTCAATGCATTGTTGTTAATCTCACTATCCGAGAAGTTAGTACAATTCTGGATGTACGGAGATTTAGTAACAAATGCATCATTATAGAATGCAGCGTTCCAACCTTGAGTCGTAGGCAGGGTAGCGTCAAGAGTGTTACCAGTACCAGAACCAGCTTTAATGCCAGTAAAGGTCATACTAGAAAGGTAACTACCGCTATTCAGCTCAAACAGGTTATTGGTTTCAGTACTAGGATCTGGGTGTACAATGCAGCTACGCAGTGCTTGACCGATGATAGAAACGTTACGACGTTTAATCTGAATAGGTGCAAGCTCTTGGTAGACACCAGGAGCAACTACCACAATCTGTCCATCACCATCACCAGTTACAGTGATCTGAAGACCAGAACCAGAACCGCCAAGAGACGCATTACTGGCAGACAAAACGTCACCAATGTAATAAGTGTTGACAAGGGGAGTACGGCTAGTCAATGTAACGGCAGACACAACACCAGAAGCGTTGACAGTGATGTTAGCAGTCAAGCCAGTGCCAGTACCGCCAGTCAAAGCAACGGAAGAGTAAGAACCCTCAACGTAGCCAGAACCACCGTTAGTCAGTTCAACATCAATTTCTTCGTTGATCTGGTTAATAGCAGCTTTAATAGTTTGCTTTGGTGCACTGATACGGTGACCAGTACTAGCGTCATCACCAGTAGGATCAACGTAAACAACATTAGTTTGTTCACGGAATGCACCACCAGAGCTAACAGCAGTCCAACCTGTACCATTCCAGATGGACACCGTAAGGTCGTCATCATTCTGGAGCCAGGTCTTACCTACTTGGTAATCGCTACCAGATGGTGTGGTCAGCTGAACAAGGGTGTCAAACCGCTTAGCAGCAGCACTAGAGGTGAAGATACTGGTGTCAGCAGGACTAGGAGAACCTGCGTTTTGCTCAGCAAGGTTGATGATGTCACCAGCTTTAATGCGGTCAAGATCAACAGAGCCAGCAGCAATACCCAAGGTAGTTTGACCACCAAGGGTAGTTTTGCTCAAACCAGTGCTATCAACAAGGATGTCACCAGTAATGGCATCGTCGATCATGTCGTCGATCTTAGCCGTGGTAGCAATCGTGGTGTCGTTGTTAGACCACGTATCGCTAGAGATGTCAATGTCAGCAGCCTTTATTCTATCGAGATCAATAGAACCAGACCCAAGACCAAGAGTAATAGTGCCGTCGCCATCATCGGTTATGGTGATACCAGTACCATCGGTACCAATATCATTAGTAATAGCAAGGTCAATGCGGTCATCAATCGCAGCAGTCGTGGCAATAGTATCGTCATTGTTCGGCCAAGTCTCCGAAGATGTGATAGTTTCACTTAGCTCATCTTGGAAACGGGCGTCGATAGCAGCAGTGCTGGCTACACGATCATCATCGCTTACCCAGGTGTCTGTGCTTTTAATGATTTCATCGGCTTCATCAAGAAACCGCTGATCCATAGCTTTGGTGGTAGCAATCTGGGTATCAGAACTAACCCACGTTTCGTCACTATGGATCGTAGCAGTTTCGTTGTCCCAAGTATAAGCTTTGATTTCCTGAACAGCAAAGTTGTTCTGTTCAAAGTTTTTATTAAGATCTTGAGCACGAATAGAAGAGCCAGCAAAGAACGTACTCTTCAGTGCATCTACGTTTGTGTCCCGATAAATACGAATCTCTTGACTACTGGTTGGAGTGGAACCAGAGTCAAAAGTAATCGTAGTAGCGTTGGCAAAAGTATAGAGATTAGTTTCTGCGGGATTTGTATCAGGATCATTAGCATCATAATACAGGGTCCCATCCACCGTCACCTTAATGTCGGTTTCGTCAAGGTATTCAAATGTAATGTTGTAGAGATTGTCACTTCTCCACGCCGGATAAATTTCAGGATTTACAGCCATTACGCTAATCAGTAATTGGGAATGGGTGGATTAACGAAGAAATTGTGTAGTCTTTTGGAAAGTTTGGTAAGTATTACGCTCACGTTCTTCCCGAGTTTGATACAGTACTTCGACTTCAGGATGCTTACGGCGTACAGCTGCCCAAGCAGCGTCACGCCACCTTTCAGCACGGTCGTTAATTAAAGTGTTGTGCATGTAAGCTTGCATAGGATCTTTAGAACGATCACCACGGCGAATATCGTCGTACATAATACGAACGGATTCTTTCACTTCTGGACGTTCAGCAAGACCATTCAGCTCGTCTTCAAGGCTCTTACCATTAACACGGTGCTTACCCATCTCCTCTTGAAACCAAGAACGGAATTGAGGATAGTCAGACAAGTCTAGACCATCAAACGACCGGGTAATAGCAAGGGGCATATCATAGTTACTGTTGTGCAGCAAGGTACGCCCAGGACTTTGTTCAAACCTAACATTAAAGGCACTGGTAGCGTTCCACATACGCTCCATAAAGTTCCAGTCACGAACAGGTTGACCGTTCAGCACATCAAACTTCATAGGCAGCGGTTCACCAGACAGCAGCTCACTGCTCAGGTTACGGTTACGAAGAGTCTCCCACCAGCTGTTATTGATCTCACGCATGTAAGGGTTGATAAGTTTACCCAGGTCACCACGCAGACCAGCCAACGGAATAGTGTTGTTAGCAAGACTTGCAAGAACCTTTTGTTGACGGCTAAAGTCAGTCGTAAACAGGTCAGCAAACTGACCAAGACCTTGCAGGTAAGACTTACTCATAGCACCTTGACCAACAGCCAAGGCAATCTCACCCATGCTCTTAGCACCCCACTCTGGTCCCATCAAACGGATAGAATCACCAGTGTTTGCAATAGAAGCAAGGATGTTGTTAAATGGTTCAAACAGCTCATAGCTGACCCAAACATTGCCAATCTTAATGCTACGGGGTTGCCAGCCAGTCGATTCCCAGATCTTACGTTGTTGAGGATCCAACGGACCATCACCAGTCAAACCACCGTTAAGGTAATGCAAACTAGCCATCGTAGTCAAGGTACCGCCAACAGCTTGGCGTCCAGCAATAAGAGCTTTAGCGTTCTCTAAATCTTCAACAGTGTTGATTCCGTATTTACGGACACCATCAAGGTTATCGGCGTTAGCACGGAGGATGTCAATAGACTCCTTATGAACCAAACCTAACAGCGGGGTGTTCTTGTAACTAACCATCAAACCGTTGATACCGGTACGGGCAAACCTAAAGAACGGAGCAGTGTAAGGAGTGGACTCCATCATGTTTTGAATAGCTGCACCAAAACCACTCAGGTCTTTGGTAAGAGTTGCTTCTTCAAAACTAGCTTGCAGATAAGCATCACTTTCAAAGTTCAGGTTACCGTTGTCATCAAGGTACTCCTTATAGAAGTTATCCTCATACTGACGAAGTAGGTTCTCATTAACTTCAGTAGTCTTACCCACTTTAGTGTCGTCCAGTGCTTGACGCATAGCGCGTTCACGAGCACGAGCACGTCCCATGATAACCCTAAAGGCGTCGTCACCAGCACTCAACGAAGACGAAGATGCAGTAGCAATGCGACCTAAAAGATTACGGGGATCATTAAGAGTACGAGTCCAATCAGCAATACCAAATGCAATCTGATCACCCATGTTACCACGAGTCATGGTCCAAGCTCGTTGAGCTTCCCAGTCATCATCAGCAACACGGCGAGATTGTTGGAAACGGTTTTGAATCGTCTTAACGTCACCTGCCCAGTAACTACCAAGGTTATTCTTAAACACTGCCCAAGCTTCAGGTACAGCTTGGAAATAAGCGTTTAGTGCAGCAGCATTTGCCCGAGCAGTGTCGGTGTCAAGCCGTGCAAAACCACCAATAGTGTGAGCAACGTTACGGAAGAACCCAGAGCTAAAGGTACCGATGATAGCACGTTGAGGAGTTTTAACACTACTCAGCATACTGTTGACTTGCATCGAAGCAAGTTCTCTAACAAGATAACCAGGCTCTTGAGTAAGACCACCACTGGTCAGACGGTTACGCATAAATGCGTCAAGGTCCATCCAGTTTTGAGGTTTATCAGCCTTAGCGAAGACATCAGCCAAAGCAAGAATAGTATCGTTATCCTTAGCATTCTCTGCCAGCTTCATCATCATGTTGACAACAGCTTCAGATTCAGCACGGTAAGCCTCGGTGACTTCTGCAAGTTCTGCTTTACCTTCAGGTTTGTTGGCAAGCAGCTTACCACGTAGGCTTTGACCACCACTACCCCAGATGTATCGTGAACGTTTAACGTTAGTTAGACCAACAATAAGTCGATCAGCAATAGTTTTAAACGGACCATCAATATCCCGGAGATCAGCAATCTCAGCAAGCTCTTTACTAGCAAGTCCAAGGTCACGCAGTTGACTAAACAGTGAAGCGTTAACCATGTCAGCCATGACAACGTTTTCAGTCAGCCAAGCTGTAGCACCATTAGGGTATTGAACTGCTTCATCAAAGAATGGTTTCCAGAAGTCTTCTGCATCAACAGCAGTTTTATCCCGACCAAGAACCTCTTGAATACGTTCAAACGAATAACCGTAAGCTTCTTTAAAGCTCTTACCCAGTTTACGTGCTTCCTCAACAGCAAACTCAAACTCACTTTCTTTCATCAACCGCTTAGCAAGAGTCTTAATCTCACTCTCTAGCATACCGGATTCAGTCGCCATTCGACTGGCTTGAACCGGCGTAAACATAGAGTCGGTAGAACCTGCACCATCAATAGGATAGGATTCATGAAGACGTTTGGTTTGAGCAGCCTGATCCACAACGGAATCAGCCATAGAGTTAGGAGCACCTTGCCACGGATCAGCCATGTCAGGGTTAGAGTAAGCACTAAACTTACCAGTTTGAAGCATCTCAGCTTCGGTTTGAAGATCAGCTTTAAGAGATTCGATCTCAGCCAATGCTTGATCCTTTTGTGGACCATCAGGCATACCCTTTGCTTGAGCCTCAAGACCATTCAATGCTTCGGTAGCTTGCTGCAGATCAGCAGTTTGCTGAGGCAGATTAGCTTCAATTGCATCGTTTTCTGCTTTAGCTGCTTCAAACTTCTGGTTCTCAATGTTAGCACGACGCATCTCGTCTAACCGAGTACCACGGTTCTCTAAAGCAGTGTCAAACCGCTTTAAAGTACGACCAATAATGGCATCAGCACCCATACCTTCAAGTACGTTTTTAAACGTCTTCATCAAAGGGTGGTCGGTTTCTTTAGTCGCAAGGACGCCTAACACCGGCTGAACAACCGGACTTAGTGCTTCACCTACCCAGGGTACTTTCTTAATAAGTTCTTTTTCGTACAACTCTTGGGATAGGTTACCCTCTTGAGAAGTGGACGAAATGACACTACCAACAGCACCGATAGCAACGTCCCCTCTAACAGTAGTAGGAGATGGGAGCAGTTTACCAGCGGGAGAACGAGAAATAGCTCTACCCATGCCATAGAAATGGACACCGGTTTGCATCAGTTTACCCCACCAAGTCCTTAGCTTGGGATCATACTCAGACAAACTGAGGGGATCAAAGTCAGGGGTATACTTACCTTTTTCTTTTACTTCACGTTCATAGGCACCAGAAGCCATGTCAACGACACGTTCTGGGAAAGTAAGAACAGAAGACCAAGTTTTAGCGGTACCACCTTTGATCGCATCAAACATCTCATAGGTGTTATCAGTCAGATCATACTGACTAGGATCTTTCGCCTTACGGGCGTTTTTCATCCAAGTGCTGTTGATGTCTGCCCGTTCCATCATGGCATACGGTGCAAGATCAGCTTCAGTCGGCTCAATACCGTTGAGTGCGTTCAGGTAACCTTGAGATTGTTTGTAAGGAACTTTCTTTTGAGGTTCAGGTTTCTCAGGTTGAGGTGCTTCAGGATCAACAGTCCGTTCTTGTTCCTTGAGTTTCTTTTGTTCTTCTAGATACTCAAGACCAGCTTGAAGAGTATCATCAATGTTATCAAGAATGGGATCCATTATTTACCTCCCTTAAGTTGATTTTGAATGTACATACGGAGATTTTTGAATCCACGGTAAGGGGTCATACTGTTGCTACCACGAGGAGCAGGTGCTAAGAAATCAATACTAGCGATGGTTCCATCTACAGAACGAACACTGCCGCTGCCACCTTGCTTACCAAGAACTTGACCAGCGGCTACACGTTGACCAACTTTAAAGTTAGGTTTAGAGTCAAAATGGGCATAAAGAACGTCTACAGTCTCACCTGTTTGTGGGTCTTTAGATTCAACCACAACAAAATGACCATACCCAGATCCATCAGGATTAACTTGATAACGGACATCTTTTACAACACCGCCAAGAACTGCTGGGAATTGCTTGTCTTCAAAATAAACATCCATACCAGGCTGTCCACCAGCACTCTCCATAACAATAGAGCTTACTTGAGGAGCATACTCTGCAATCGGTTTAGCAGGGCGTGGATTAAAACTACCTTGAGGGTCATCCATAATCTGTCCCCTACGGATGCGATTAGGCGTAGCACCAGAGCCACGGATGAATCGTTGAACCGCTGGACCTTGAGCTTCGATAGCTTCCTGCTTTACAGTTTTTTTGAGATCTGTTCCATAGATAGATCGGTGGAGTTCATTTGCAAAATCCCAACCGGTTTTGTTTGTGGTACTAAGAGCAAGGGTATCAAAAATTGGATCATAGCTTTGTGCCCTACCAGCGTTAAAATCTTCTAAGTTTTTCTTAATAGCATCCGACCATAAATCAGGTTGCTGGAAGATCTTTTCACCTTTTTTAAGTCGGTTGATGTAACCGTTAGTTAGCTCAACACGAGCACTGTGATCAGGGGCAGCGGGTAGTGTCTTGTAAACACCGTCTTTGTAGTTCTTCTCAACCTTAGCCAAAGCACCTTCATGGGCATCAGCATGGTTTTCAACACCAAGAGTCCTTAGCAGACGTTGACGCTCAACAAGATAGTCAGCGTAGGCACGGTCATAACGTTTGTTCCAATCCGTAGTCTTTTCGTCACGTCCACTTTGATTGTTGTAGAAATCGTTAGTCAAAGACGTAACACGAGCCTTACCACGTACAGCGTAATCACCAGCAAACTTGGCGTACTCTGCATCATCACGAACCGCTTGACCATAAGCAGTCACCACACTTTGTGGCATACCCTCAAGGTCTTCTGCAACAAGATAACCACGACCATTTACAGAACGCAGATAATCAAGTTTCTTTTTAGCTTCATCAACGTCAATTTCTTCACGAGTTTTATAGTCGTCATAGAAACTGAAAGCAGATGGGTCGTTAATACCCGTTGACTGCATGACTTGTTTACGCCGTGCATCAAGTTGATCTTGAGTAAGAACAATACCTTGAGCTTCTAGTTCAGCAACTTGATTCCAGAAATCTTCTTTGTCAGCTTCAATGATCCGTTTTCGTTCATTCTGTTTTTCGACATATTCAGCGTTATCAGCATCATTGATTTTATCCCACGTACCATTTTTACCAAAGATACGGTTACGATAAAATTTAGAATGAGATGAACCTTTGGGATCATTAGCTGCAGACTGTTCAATAGCCGAACGGAATTGCTGGGTGTTTATTTCCTTAGATTTCCGTAGTGACGGAAGGATCTCCTGGTAAACCATATCCAACGCATCCCCATAACTGCGGATACCTTTAGGACCAAGAGTACCGGCAATCTCACTGACAAGAGCGTTGATGTCTAAATCATTCTTAAAGCTTTCAATGGCAGTATTAACACGTAAATCTGATTTCCTAACAAGACCACGTTCTTGTACTTTAGCACTAAAGGCTTGATTAACGTCGGTAATACCATTATTGTAGTCGCTTAAAGCCTCTTTACTAAACTGATCAACACCAGTTTCAAGGTCATACATTCGTGCAGCAGCATCGAGTGCAATACCTGTTAAAACTTCATCATCATCAATTTCGTCGGGGGTAAATGAACCACCACCAGGACGAGGAAGTTGAATTGTTTTACTGGTAAGAAATTCAGTCAGATATTTTTGATAGCTTTTCTTACGATTAGCAAGGTAATTACGCATACCTGCTACACGTTGGTAAGCAGGCAGGCTCTTAATATACTCAAGTGCTTCAGGAGGTGCACCGTTTTTGTGCATATCCAAAGCCACATCAGTAGCTTCAGCACTTTCCTGTTTTAAAGTATTGATACCAGTATTAAAATTAGCTTGTTTTACTGGATCAACACCAGCTAAACCAAGGCTTCTAGTCTTAGCATTACCTTCAACCATTTGGTTGGTAATGTAAGCCTCACCAAGGTTCTTAGCCAGCTCCATAAACTTAGGAGAAAAAGCAGCTAAACCCTCATAGGTTTGAATCTTTCTTTTTAGATTAGCTTCGTTTTGAGCCTGTTGTTGTGATTTAAGATTAGCAAAGTTGCGATCAACTTGCTCCATGTTTTCCCGTAGGAACGGAGAAATGTCAGGTGCTTGACTTGGCGAAAAACCTTGGCTTTGCGCGGCACCTGTAAACAAACTCTCCTCTTGAAATTCAGCCATAGTTTAGTTAACCGTAATTAGCTTGACCTGGAACACCAAGGAAGTTCATTCCTTTAGGAGTTACACTAAGACCAGTTTGGAATGCTTGCATACCAATCCCAAGTACATTAGATGCAGTTTGGAACCCACTAGCACCAACAGGAGCTGACATGGGAGTAGGAGTAAATGTAGCTGCCGTAGGAAGCACAGAAGTTTGAGCAATAGCCAGTTTATTCTGAGCTTTAAATTGCTGCTCTACACGTTGTCTACGGAAAGTAGATGCAACGTTTTCACTCATCAATTGATCAACAAGTTGAGCACGGCTACGTCCGTAAGCACCAAGAGTAGCAACAGCAGCACCACGTTTAGCACTTTTACCGTACACTTCCCGAGCAGCTGCTGTACCCATAGCCTCAACTAACATCTTCTGCATCGCCTGACTTTTATAAGCAGCACGATCATAGATGTCATTTAGCCGCATTTGTTCAGAAGTCCAAGACGCCTGAGCTGCTAAATAGTTATTTTCAATCTGTTGCTTTGTGTAGTCTAGCTTAGCATTGAACTGTGCTAGGATTTGTTTGTTTTGCTGATCAACCCTAAACTGGTTGATAATGTTATTGTAAGTAGTGTTGTAAGCTTGGTTGTAAGCTTGTTGGGTTGCTACTTTGTCCTGTTGGATCATGTTAGCAATGCCAAAGGCAAGCTGACCGCCAGCAAGAGCTAGACCTACAGGGTTAGCGAATAGACCACCACCAAGATCACCACCAGGAGGTTTTGGTTGAAGATAATCTGCTGCGCTTGTCGGGTTTACTGATCCCATAATCGTACAATCTCTATAGAGTAAACATTGTCAGGTCCATCCGGGAAAACCCGTAGTACCTTAAAACCTAAATACCTAGCTAAGTTAATTAGATCAGTATTTTTAATATCAATAGTAGTCCAAAGATAAGGACGGTTAATGTGTTCCATTAACGCTTTACCGAATCTTACTGTTGTTCTTGGATTCTCTTTGACTTTATTTGTCATTTGTATCCAAACGGCGTTGTCGTCCGACACACCATAAGCTCCATATAGACTCCCATCTGGTCCATAGATAAGATAGGAGTCATCTTCATGGATGTACAACGCTAAATGCAAGATAGGGTGCTGCCCAACTCGTTCAAAGTCAAGTAGTCCCCTACCCAGCATTTGACTGGTAAGCTCTAGTACGTCGTTAATGTTAGCTGGTTTAAAGGTAAAACCACGGGTGGATGTAGTCATTAAGCTCGTCTATAGAAACCTGTGTTGTACCGTCCTTCCCAATTCAGACTAAGAAGAGTCACCGGCAAAGGTGAGTCCCCGATAATGCTAAGAGAAAGGTTGTCGTTACGTTGATAAATTGGTACCGTGTGAACCGCATCAGCAGACAAATTAACGTTGTTCAGATCATACACATTAGGCTGGACAGCTTCAATGGTTTGATCCCATTCAGGACGACCAGTAATGTTGATTTGATACTTAACAGGACCGCTAAGACCGGTAGACACTTTGATACGGTGAATAATAAGATCAGAGGTAAAGTCAGAAATAGCAGCTTGACCTTCTACCTGGGTAACAAAGAACTTAGGAAGATCAACTTCCATGTTATAAATGTACCCAATGATCAGATCACGTCCACGGTAATCGCCAGTAATGTCCGCGTAATACCCGTCTGCATCGCTCTCTACGGTGGGGTAAAGTACTGCGCCTACCGATGCACTAGTAAGAGCATCAGAAGCGCCTATGTAGCGTCCTAGGAGCACTACAGAGAGGGTTTTACCAGTGACGTTACTGTACGGTAACCGGATTCGAGTAACGTCTGTACCGTCAGAATCTGGATCGTACACTCGATAAGGGTTGATATTCCAAAGGTCAAGGCAGACATCAGTCTTTTCTCCAGTAGGTAGGGTCAGATAACCTTCTTCACTAGCCTGTGTCAAATCATAAGATTGAACATACACATTGCTACCATTGGCAACAACAGCGTAGTAGGTACTAATGTCAAAGAATTGATCCAACAACGTACCAGTCAAATTCCACTTGTACCACGTATTAGCACCACGCTGCTCTCCTTGCTGCACAAACCGGTACTGATAAACAGTACTACTGTCAGTTGTTCCCATTGAAATAAGGGACAAGGCAGGTGATGCAATCATGTTATCAACAGTAGCAGGCATTAGCTCAGGTACATACTGAGTCTGCTCTACCATTGCAGGTGGGTTATTGATACTAATGTTACCAATCTCATACAACCTGCTATACAATGAGGTCTTAGAAAGGAACGCAAGACTAGTACCAAGGGTAACTGCCTCTACATTTGGATCACACTCATAACTTGACAACTCAGTAATCTTAACAGTTTTAGGACTGAGGATGTCATCATTACCAGCAATCAAGAACTGTTCAGTATCACTAAACAACACAAGACCAGCACTGGTAGGTCTCACGTACCGTAGATTAACCGGTTTAACCGAAGACGCACTGACATCAATCGGATCATCATCACTAACGGTCAAAGCAGTCGTAGCAAAGAAGTTGAAATAATCACCTGCTTTACTGAGGATCACTGTTTCATTAGCCAAGAAGCCTAGACGGTTTCTATAAAAGAAAACGTTGTTAATTGTAGTGCCAACAAAACTTGGATCAGGGTTAGTTGTCAGATCACCGATGTTCCGATCTTCCCAAGAAATAGGTCCAAAGGTAAAGGAACCATCAGCATTACGAACAAATTGATGAGGTAATGTTTGAGCGTCAAGACGATAGGTAATACCCCATGCAGTAGATTCTTCCCAAATGCCAGGACCAGAATTAGCACCGTCATCAGCAATAAACTCAACATACATGTCATCAGCGTCAATATCAACACTGTTGACAACCTTTACTTTATAACCATCTTTACATTGCAAAGGAAGGTCAGCAACATTAGAGACCGACTCAGTGAAGGTAAACACAGAGTCTTCACCAGGACCGCCAACAGCAGTAATGGTGAAAGCAGCGTTAGCACTGATGTACATACCAGGACCAATCGCTTCAGCAGCAAAGGTAGTAGTACCGAATGTTTGACCGTCGATAGCAGTCACAAAATTAGCAACTAGTGCGCCAGCATCACTAGGTCCGTTAACATTAGCTCGCTCAGTCCCATCAAGGAAGATTTTATAATGACCTTGACCAATAACTTTAGTAACAAAGAAAGCTTCGTTAGGACGTGCAGTGGTTGTGATCGTTTCCATTGCTACAGCCTTTGCCTTGTTAAGAACAAAGGTGTAGTCATTCAGGGTGAGAACTTCAATGTCAGCAGCAGTAGCACCATTGAGATAACCATCGCTAGGAATCGAACTAACAACACAAAGATCTAACTCATCTTGGTAATCAGAAAGAGCAGTAGCTTCTGCAGTTACAGCGTTATCATAGTTCGTCTGAGCCGTGTTCATTGCGGTCTCAGCATCTGTTAAATCAGACTCAGAACTAGTAGCTGCAACAGTCAGAATAGCTTCATAAACACGATAACCTTGAGCAGCCAAGACAGGATACTCATCGGTATACTCCGTACCAACAGCATAGTTAGCTGGAAGTGTTGTGCTGTTATCAATAATGGTACCAGCATTTCTAACAAGATACCTGCCTTCAGCATTCCTTAAGATACCTGAATACAAGTATTGATCAATTACATGCTGCTCATTAGGAGGTTGATAGTAGTATTTAACTTCAAACAAAGATGTTTGAGTCTCTGATCTACCAGCTAGAACCTCAGCATAGTTAGCTTGAGCAGCATGAAGATCAGCAAGTTCTGTTGCTGTAGTCTCAACAGCAGTATTGTAGGTAGCTAGATCAGCCTTGAGATTAGTGAGATTACAAGCTCCGGCATGGACAACATCAGAACCCATATCAACAGCTCGTGGTGAGCCGTCTAACAGGTTCCAAACACGGAACTGGTTATCATCATATTGAGCAACATACTTTTCCTGTGGATCCCTCAGGATTGAAAACCACTTACCATCAGGAGTAGCGCCTTGAAGATCAGCTTGAAATTGTCCGCCTGGGCGCTTAAGAAGACCAAGAGCATAGTCTGGGAATGCATTCACACAATCCTTAAGTTGTCCAGGAAACTTACGGTTATCTGGTTGTTGTGAAATGCCAAGTAGAAAGTTGGGTATCCTTTGGGTTACAGTACTCATCGCATCAATGCTTGGAAAGGTTGGTAGCTGTTGTAATAATTTGCACCATCACTAAATCCAAACATAGAGTAGTCGCCTTGATTACAATCGTATTCAATAGCAGCAGCTCGGGTTTGGAGTTCTTGTTCTTGGAGCAGAGCATTAAGCTCACGGTCACCTACCATTTTGGTAGAACACATGCGAGCAGCTCGGGCAGTAATATAAGCTTGAATAGCAGGTGGAACGTCGGTAAAATTAAAATACCAAACTACATCAGCACGGATGTTACCAGTAAATTCATAGGTATGATTTAGGCGATCATACAATTTATTACCACGTTTCACCACATCATACGCTTCTTTGTGATACGGTACATTTGTATCAATTTGAAGCATATTACTTGGATAAAGAATAAAATTAGTTTCAGTGTCAGGAGATAGTTCGTACTGACGTTCAGTATTGAAGGTCCAACCTTCAGCTTGAACTTGACGATTTGTTTCCCGGAGGGTGTTGAGTACAATAGATACTTCAGGGTTCTGGAGATCTAGTGTGGTGACAGGTGCCTGTCCCACTGAGCTAAGTATTTGATTTACAGCATCCAGTTCGGTGGACACAGCATAAGTAGGAAAGGGCATAGTTACCTATCACAAAGTAAAAAAAAGGGGAGCCGAAGCTCCCCCAGTAATAACCAGAAATAATCAGGCAAAAGCAGCGTCGCCAGAGGCAGCGCCAGCAAACAGTTCCACACAAGCAGCGGGGTTCAGGTAGTCAGCACCCATAGCCAGGCGACCAACGATCACATCACCCTGATACAGGATAGAGGTGTCACCGGAGGTAACTTGGACTTGAGGACCGATAGCCTCAACACAACCAGCAGCTTCGCGCTGGAAGATCAGACCGCAGGACTTGCTGAACTCAGAACCAAGACCATACTCGTTCTGCTCACCGTAGGAGCCAGAAGCAACCTTATCAGCATCTTCCATAGCGTTGTCGATGAAGTCACCCAGGTTACCAGGAGCCGCAACACCAGTGTCGGTGGTACCGCCGGTCGTGCCGAACTTGGTACCGTAGTTGCTGAAGAAAGGAATGTTGGTAGACTTGTAGATGTCGATACCAGCAATGCTCATGATGCCCTTACCGGACTGCAGAGCAGTACCAGTGACATCACGGTTGATCAGGCTGTTGCCAGTCACGTTCTGAATCAGAGCGTAGTACTGACGAGGAGTCAGGACAGCAACACGACCATCTTGGGACACACCCTTCTCATCCAGCGCAGCGGCTGCATCGAAGAAGGCGTTAACCAGAGCATCGGCGTCATAAGCATCCGAGAAGTTAGCAGTGGTGCCAACACGGACCTGAGTACCACCAGGCTCTTTGTAGTCAGTGGCAGACACAGGCGATGCATTACGAGCACCGTTGGTGATCGAACGGAAGATCAGGCGGTCATACTTCTCAGCGAGAGCATAGCCGATCTTACGGGAGATCTCAGAACGCAGGTCATAATGGGCAAGGACCTCATCCAGCTCGTAGACGAATGCCGAGCTGATCAGCAGGTCGTCAACGGTAATGGTCTTTTCAGCCACCGGAGGTGCCTGGTTGGAGTTGCCCAGGATGCTGTTACCAGGAGTGTGGTACTCAGCACCAGTGCGACCGGTATAGATGAACTGCATCGACTTTCCGTTACGGAGAGTCCGCTTCATCACAAGGTCACGAGCGATAGTCTGTTGTTGGAAACCCTTGAACATCTCACCGCTGAAAAGCTTGAGATAAAGGGCGCGTTGGTCTGCACCAAAATTAGATGCACCCAGCTCAGTAAGATTTGCAGGGGCATCAGTGGATTGAAATGATCCAGGATAAGCCATTGTTAAAAAAGGAGAAAAGTTAAAGTACTTGCTCCCAAACGTTTGGAAAAATTTTTTGTAGCGATATGTTGTGGTCTATCCCACCGTCTAGACGGCAAAGGGTATCTCCGTAGAGGCCAATGCCAATAGGTAAGGGAGGGTTTGCACCTCCCAATGCCGCTTTAACGGACTACCGTTTTAGTGTAAGAAACGCCGCGATACTTGTAAGTGACTTGAACAGCCATGATAATCTCCAAGTGTTTGACCCCCGTTCCATGATCAAACTTCATGCGTCCCTTTGTGAAGGGATGAACGGACGGGAGATTAGCCTACGGCAGGGGCGGATAGAGCCACCGGAGTTGCCTCAACAGAAGCAAGGTCCAGAGGGAAGTTGTGTGCATTTCGTTCGTGCATGACTTCGAATCCAAGGTTGGCTTGGTTAAGAATGTCTGCCCAAGTACGAACAACACGTCCCTGACTATCAAGAAGGGACTGGTTAAAATTAAAGCCGTTAAGATTAAAAGCCATCGTGCTAACACCAAGGGCAGCGAACCAAATAC